CACCGGCTCGGCGCAATGCGGGCAGCGCACCACGTAGGCGGCCGCCAGCTCTCGGTGGCCGCCGAGGCGGTCCAGGTAGACGGCCAGCACGTCGGCGCCGTCCAGCGCAGCTCGCACCACGTATTCGGGGGTCACGACGCCCCCTCGGGCCACGGTCCCCAGTGACCGGTCACCTGCACCAGCTCGGCCGCCTGCGCCGAGGTGTACCGGCGCACGTCGGCGGCGTCCACGGCGCCCATGCGCAGGAACATCACCTGCGGCACTTCCAGGTCGTTCCCGTTCGACCGGTCGATACAGGTCACCGCCTCGGCCACCACGCCGCCGGCGGGGATGCGCACCCCGTTCAGGTAGGCGCCGGCCGGCCAAACCGTGCGGGTGGTGCGCTCGGCCCAGGCGTGCCAGTGACGCTCGCCGGGGGTGGCGGTGCCGCCTTCCCGGCCCATGACTAGGCCGTGGCACAGGATCAGCTCGGGGTCGGCCAGGACCAGGCGGCCGGCCGTCGGGAAACAGTCGCCGGCGCCGTTCACGACGCCACCGCCTCGGGGTCGTGCCGCTTACGGGTCAGCCGGTCGGGGGTCACCGACCTGGCGGCCAGCCGGCCTCGGCTGCCGCCGTACAGCCGCACGCTGCCGTCGGGATTCCAGCCGCGCACCCGGTAGCGGCCCGGCAGCCCTTTCACGGTGACCAGCTGCCCGGCGGGGAACCGGCGGCCCAGCTCGGGCGACGGGGCCGGGGTGGCGGCGGGCACCGGGGTGGCGCCCGCCTTCCTCGCGATCACTTCACCACCCGCCGCTCGGCGGCCTCGGCTGCGGCGAGCAGGTCGGCCAGCCACCTGTGGGCGTCGGCCTCGGTCGGTTCCCAGTGTGCGGTGGACCAGGCCATGCTGCCGACCAGCCAGCCTCGGCCGTGCTGGTGGTGTCGTCCCTCGGTGATCCAGTAGGGCTCGGGGACCGGGGGGTGTTCGGTGGTGGTGGAACCCATCGGGGGGTCCTGCCTTTCGTCGGGGTCGATTGCCTTACCCCTCTAGTTTACCGCGGCAGGTCAACCCCCGTTAGGACCAAACCCCCTGGTACGGGCCTTTTCCGGCGTTATCCACAGCTAACTGCAGGCAGCACCCCAGGCCAGGCGGTGTGACCGAAATCACACTAAGCCGATTCGCGCAGTTTCTTGGCAATCGCCACGTCAGACACCCCCGACGCCTGCCCCAGCTCGCGCTGGGTGATCGGCGGGACCATCGCCCGGCCGACCTTCCACAGCGCGATGCGCACCGCGTAGGCGCCGTCCAGCAGGTCGGTCAGCAGCCCGATGTTCCCGGCGAGCACAGCGAGGCGGGCGAGCACGTCGCCGCGCTCGGCGTCGTCGGGTAGCTCGGTGATCGGGGCCAGGTGGAAAACGTCGCCCAGCCCCTCGGGCGCGTAGTGCACCGTCGGGCCGTTCGGTACGCCGGCGCCGTCCAGCGGCGTCACCCGCACGTCGGTCATTACGGCGCCCGGCGAGGCGGGCGGCGCGGCGGCCTCGGGTTTCGTTCGTTTCACAGTTCCACCTTTCCAGCGGGCAGCACGATGGTGCGAACCCTAGTGCGGGTAAGTCTCGGGCCATCGGGTGCCAGCAGCGCGCCCAGCTCGCGCACGTCGTCGGGGACCAGCACCGCCACCTCGGCGCCGGCGTCGGCCAGTTCGCCCAGCACCACGTGCTGCTCGCGGGTCAGCCGGCCCGGCGGCACTTTCAGCTCGCAGGCCAGCAGCCGGCCCTTCCTCGGGTGGTACATGAACAGGTCAGGCCAGCCGACGACGCTGGTGCTGGTCGTCCACCGGTTCCCCTTCCCGATGCTGCGGCGCACGTGCATGACCCGCCAGCCGCACAGCTCGGCCACGGTTCTGACGGTGTGCTGCAGCTCGGCCTCGGTCATGCCAGCAGCCCGAGCGCGCGGCCGGTCGCCGGGTGGCTGTGGACCCATTCGTGGTGCAGCCGGCACAGCGTCGCGAGGTTCGCCACGGTGTCGGGGCCGCCTCGGCCTCGGGGCAGCACGTGGTGCGGGTCCAGCCGCCCAGCGCATTCCACCGGCGGGCACGCCAGGTCGGGGCCGCCGACCAGCTCGGTGCCGGGCCGCAGCCGGCAGCCGCCGTCGCGGTCACGCGCCCGGTTCCGCAGCTCGGCCGGGACGCCACGCCGGCGAGCGCGCAGCGGGGTCAGCCGGCGCAGCCGCCCGCCCCGTTTCACAGCTCGCGCATTTCGTGCAGGTGAAACGTGGTCGGGTGCAGGTTCACGTAGTCGGCTCGGGGCGGCAGGACCATCCCGAACGTCAGCTGATCGGGCAGCCATCGCTCGCGGGCGCCGGCGATTTCGTCCCACGTCGGGTAACGCGACGAATGCGAAATGGAAAGGTGCCATTGCACCGCGCCGCCGGGGCCGACGGGCTCGCGGCCCACGATCACCACCAGGTCCCCGTCGGGCACCTCGGCGGTGAACCGGCGCGAGGTGTAGCCGCCGATTCGCAGCGGCTCGCGCTCGGTCCAGCGAACAGGGAACGCCAGCAGCGTGGTGCGTTTCACGTGGCACCCCCCCGTTTCTTGCCGCGCCATTCGGCGGCCTGCGGGCACGTCGCGAAATGCGAGGTGTGCAGCGGCGGCCGGTCGTCGGGCTCGGCGGCCCGCGCTCGGCCGCCGGTGAGCAGCACCAGGTTCCCGGCGGGGCCGGGTTCGGCGTCCAGCGGCATGCGCTTCCCGCTCGCGACGGTCACCACCCACAGGATCGGCGCGCCGCAGCTGCGGCACCGGGCGCGGTCAGTCATCGGTCACCACCAGCATGGGCACGCCCTGCTCGGCGGCGGCCTGCAGCACGTAGTCGGTCACCGGGCAGTCGGGGGCGTGGCCGCGGAAATGGAACACCCCGCCGGTGGTATCCCACCAGCAGCCGCACGACACCAGCGTGCGGGGGCCATCGTCCACGAACGTCAGCTGGTCCAGCGGGTCAGCGGGCATCGGCCTGCGCTTCCAGCTGGTCGTCCAGGCCGCAGCAGCATTCCAGTTTCCCGTCGTCGTAACAGGCGGCGGGGTGCGCTTTCAGGCCGCACAGCGCGCACACCAGGGGATGCGGGTACGGCGGGGGTGTCCACACCCGGCGCACCATGCGGGCGCCCAGCGGGGTGTACCAGTGAACGTGGCTCGGGGAAGGGTTCGGTTCGGGCTCGGGGTTAGTCCAGGTCACGTCGGGGTTCCTCTCGGGGTTCGGGTGGCGTCGGGGTGGGCGCCACCAGCGTCAGGTGCCGGCCGGCCGGCATGGCTTTCGCTGCGAGCTGGGCGACGCGGCCGGCGAGCTGGGCGCGCGCCTCGGCGGCGTGGCCGGCGCAGAACGGGCCGGGCAGCAGGGCGTCAGCCTCGCAGCGGGGCTGCCACGCGCAGCGGGGCGTCATGGGTCCAGCAGCCATTCGCGGGTGCGGAACAGCAGCAGCAGGGTGACGCCCCAGTAGGCGGCCTCGGGCCAGCTGCGGGCCAGGCCCGCGATCAGCCAGCCGGCCCACGCGAGCACGATGGCGCCGGCGAGCACGCCGCGCACGACGGCCTCGGTGCCGGTCGCCGGCGGCCGGGGCGCGGTCATCCTGCGGCCAGCCCGGCAGGGCAGGGGTCGGCGCCCGACGGGCACGTGGTCAGCAGCTCGGGGTAGACGTGGCATCGCTCGCACGCCTCGCGCACGATCACCGGCGGCGAGGTGACCAGCGACAGCTGCCCAGCCGGGTGGCGTAGCGCGTTGTCGAACGCGTGGCGGGTGTAGCTGCGCATCCCCTGCAGCGCGGTGCCGACAGCCTCGGCGGTGTGCCCGGCGGCCAGCGCCTCGGTGATGCGGGCGACCAGCGCCGGGTAGCCGCACAGCGGCTCGGGTTCGCCTGCAGCTTCCAGGCGTTTCCATTCCGCCATCGCCAGAACAGCGGCGACGGAACTGCCCCCGTCGTCGCCCGCAGGGCGGCGCAGGGGTTTGCTTTTCGGTTCACTGACGGTTTGGGTGTCGTTTTCGCGTACCCCAGGCGACACTTTTCGCGTACCCCAGGCGGCGTTATCCCCAGGGTTGCCCACAGCAGGGGTGTCGTTTTCGCGTACCCCAGGACTACACCAGCGGCACCTGGCAAGCCCGCAGCTGCGGCCGCCCGCCATCACGATGCGGTAAAGGTTCGGCCGGCGGTTCGTCGGTATCCGTTCGTCGGGCGCGCCGTTCAGCAGTCTGACTACCTGCCCGGTGGCGACCAGCCGGGCCAGCGCCTCGGTGACGGCGCGGGCCTGGCCCAGGCCGGCCTCGCGGGCGATGGTCGCCAGGCCGGGGTACGCCTCCCACGCCAGCGGGTCGCCGGTCGGGTCGCCGGCAGCGTGATTCGCGATGGACAGCAGCACCAGCCGGTCGGTCAGCCGCGCGCTGCTGTGATCCATCACCCATCCCAGCGCCTGCACGCTCATTCGTTCGCCTCCCAGCTCGGGGTCGTCGGGGACAGCACAGGTTTACCCCCCGTCGGGCGTGGCGGCCAGGCCCAGCTGCCCGCCGTCGCCGGCGGCCTCAGCGGCCGCTGTAGCCCCCGAGGCGGCCCGGCGCGGGGATCGGCCCGGTTTCGGGTCAGCGGCCGGCTCGGGCGAATCTGCGGGGGTAGACGGGGGCGCCTCGGCTGGACCTGCCGGCTGTTCGGCGGGGACCTGCTCGGCCACCCACGCCAGCGCCGCCGGCAGCTGGTCGGCGGTCAGCAGCGACGGTTTCCCGAACAGCGCCACAAACGACGCTTTCGCAGCGGTGCGCAGCTGCCGGTCGGTGATCAGTTCGAACGCCTCGCCCAGCTGGTCGGCGTCGGCCTGGCGGATCAGTTCCACGCCGGCGTTCAGCCAGTCGGCGTAAATGTCAGCGAACCGGCCCTGCTCATTCTGCGCGAACCGTTCGCCGGCGAGCACAGCAGCTCGGGTTTTCCCGATTTCCATGCTGTGCGCTTCGTCCATCATCACGACCACCTGGAATTCGTATTCCAAATCGTCGCGCTGGATCGGGGCCAGGCCCAGTTTCACGACCCGCTGTTTTCCGTCGCTGCCCTGCTCGGCCTGGTAGTCCTGTTTGGCCCTGGTGCAAACGATGACGTGCGCCGGCGACCGCAGGATGGTGTCCACCAGCCGGTCCTGCACCGGCGTCGCGACCTTCCAGCCGCTGAACTTCCCGCCGGCCACGTCCAGCGTGCCGCCCTTCCCCCGCCAGAAATGGCTGGCGCTGTCCACGATGATCACCTGATAGCCGCCGGCCGGCCCGTTCCACAGGCTGCCGGGCACCCGCTGGTCGCCCAGCTCGGCCAGCGTCAGCGCCAGGTCGCGGGGATCGTAGGGCGCCTCCCAGCCGATCACGTCAAACCGGAACCGGTCGGCGTACAGCTCGGCGGCGCTGTTCCGGCCGTCGGCGGGCTCGGTGTCCACGACCACGACGGGGCCGCCGTCAGCGAGGCGTTCAGCCACGCTTAGCGCCGTCCACGTTTTCCCGCTGCCGCTGGCACCCGACAGCGCCAGCCGCGCTTTCGTCGCGCGGCGCTGCCCCGCTCGGCCCTGCCGCAGCCGGCTGGTCGCCGTGCCGGTCGTGGTGTCGTCGTCGGGGGGGCTGTAACTGTCGTCGTAACCGCTCATTTCGTGCCTTTCGTCGGGGTCGAATCATCAGGCCACCAGGCCCATACCAGCGTCCAGGGACCATCGGTTCGGGTCGTCACCTGGCAGCCGCGGGAACGGTACGCCCAGCTGCGGCCGGCGCCCCTGCCGGGCACCCGGTCCACGACGCGCTGCTGCCCTGGGTTCGCTTTCAGCTCGGCCACGATGGCGTCCACCTCGGGGCTGCGGCTCACACCACGCCCAGCTCGCGGTGGTGGCGCCGGCGACCAGTCGCCCGGCTCGGGCATCGGGGCTCGCACACCCTGGCAGGCGCACCCGCCGACCGTGCAGCCCCGTTCGCCGCGCACGTGCACGCCGCTGTCGTGACCGCAGCCGGCGCAGGCTGTCATCGGCCGGCCGGTTTCGTGCTCGCCGTCACCGTCGGCGGGATCACGCGGGTGCCGGGGATCGCGGCGCCGTCGTAACGCGCCTCCCACCGGGACTGCACGACGGTCACCTGCGCCACGCCGGCGTCCACGTGCCCGCATTCGCCGCAGGGGCCATCCCACACCGACAGCAGCTCGGGCACGCTGCCGGTCAAATCCTGGCCGACCAGCAGCTGCACAGTCCCGCAGCAGGTCAGCACCACCTCGGCCGCCGTCGGGACTTCCACGATGGTCGCCAATTTCTGCACGCCGGCGAGCTGGGGCGTCAGCTTTACGGCCAGGTGGTAGGCGTCCAGGTCCAGCCCCTCGCACCAGTCCAGCACCGCGTCGGGGTCGCTGATTTCCAGCCGGGCCGGCGCCTGGCGGGTCGCGACCTTGCCCGACGGCAGCGCCACCGTCGCCCCCTCGCCGGCCTCGCGCTGGGTCAGGCCCCACCGTTCCAGGTGCCCCTGGAAAAACTGCTGGTGGTGGGCCAGCTGGCGCAGCTGGTCCTGTTCCCACGTGGTCGCCTGCGCCCGCCATTCGTCGGCGTCGGCTTTCACCTGCGCCGCCTTGTCGGTGTAGTACGCCAGGTGCCGCATCGCCCATTCGGCGCCCTGGCGGTCCTGAATCTGCCAGCGCAGCGCGGGGAACCGGTCGGCGTCGGGCTCGGCCGGCACCCGGTCCAGCTGCGAGCGTTCCTGTTCGTCGTAAAGGCGGTCCAGGTCGGTCACGTCAAACGGGGCCGGGATCAGGTCGGCCGGGATTCGTGCGGGTCGGTCAGACATTGGCGCCCCCTCGGGGTTCGGGTTCGGCCCGCAGCTTACCCCCGGTTAGGCCCCGCCGTCACCCCCGAACGTGCGTTCGACCCGCTCGAGCCCGTACCCCCCCTGACCTGCACTTATGCGCCAAAAGATATGGGCGATATGCGCATTCAGGCCCCGAACGCGGCAGCGCCACCCGCCAGGAACCCCTGGTGCGGGTGGCGCTGTCAGTTCCGGCCGGCGATACCCCGATGGCACCCCCTGGCGGTGGTGGTGCCGCACCGCGGCCGGCGGTTAGCTGCGGGGAATCCTAGCCCGCAGGCGGCGCCGGCGGTGCAGGTGGCGGGGTGTAGCTCGGGCCGTTACTGCCCAGCGCCTTCATAACCGCGGCGACGACGCCCGAGCTGGCGGCGACCATCGCGGCCACCACCGCTTTCCCCAGCGGCGACACCGATGGGAAATCGCCGGTGGTGTCCCCCGCCCATTCGCTCACGTCGGCCAGCCAGCCGAGCAGCGACAGCCCGAACATTCCCAGGAATGTCTGGAACGCCGTGCGGTACGCCGCCCGCAGCCATTCGATACTGCGCAGCTTCCTGATCAGGTCCATGGCCGTGACGGTATCGACACCCTGCGCGCGAGCTGGGGATAGTCAACCGCCGCCGGGCGCCACCGGCTCGGGCTCGGGGGTCATGGATTCCACCAGCTGTTCCACCCTTTTCAGGCGGCCGCCCAGCGTCAGGTCGGGCCGGTCGGTGGATTCGTCAGCTACTTCCACGTAGGCGGCGTCCAGCTTCCGGCGCACGTCGCCGTAGGGGCGGCCGTCGCCCGGCAGCGAAAACCACGCGGTCAGCTGCTCGCGGCACCATTTCGCGTCGGCGGCCGCGGCTGCGAGCAGCGCCCGTTCGGCGTCGGTCATATCGTCACCCTCCCGGTAAGCGTGCACCCGCGTACGGAACGCCGCCGCGGTCGCGGTCCTGTTCCCGAACTGCCACACCCCGCCGCTGTACCAGTCGCCGCCACCCTCCCACGGCCCCGCCGGGTCGGGCTTTCGGCCGGGCGGTTTCGCCCATTCGTAATGGCTGATCACCTGCGAGGTGTGCAGGCCCAGCCGGGTGCACAGCGTGCCGCACACCCGCACGTAGGCGTCCAGCTGCTGCCGGGTCCACCGTTCGCCCAGCCCGCTGTTTTCCCATTCGATCCCGACCAGGTGGCTGTTCCCGCCGGCCAGCCTCGGGACCGTCGGGTAGCTGCCGCCCCCGGCATGATTCGCCTTCCCCGCTGCGATCAGCCACACCTCGCCCGACCGGCTGCCGCCTATCTGCGCCAGCGGGCCGGCCAGGTCGGGCCGGCCGTGAATCAGGGTCAGCAGGGTGGGCATATCCCGGCCCGGCGCCGACGCGGTGTGATGGCACACCACCCCGCCGATAGGGGCGGTCAGCTCGGCGCCACGCCCCAGCCACCCCGGCGTTTCGTGCACGACCAGGCCGGCCTCGCGCAGCCATTCCCCGAGCATCACCAGGCGCACGCCCGCAGATTACGGCCAGGCGGGCGGCGTCGGTGGATCACCGCCGCGGGTGCGCGACTGCTGCGGCGGCGGTGGCGGGTCATCCCAGCGGGTGCGCAGCCCGTCGCGTCCCGCTTCCATCGCCTCGCCCATTTGCCGGCGCACTACTTCCACCTCGCGGCGCAGCACGGCCAGCTCGCCGGCCTGCTCGGCCGACCGCACCTCGCACGCCGCCGTTTCGGAACGCGCCGCCGCAATGTCCACCCGCGCCTGCACCAGGTCGGTGCGCAGCCCGGTCACCTCGGTGCGCAGCTGCCCCAGCAGGGCGTCGTACCCCTGCAGCAGCGGCCCCAACTGTGACATTTGCGCCGTCGTCACCGCCACGTCGGCCTCGCGCGCCCGGCTACGCCACACCAGCACCGCGGCGACAGTCGCTGCCAGCGCGGTCGCCACCCCGCCGAGCTGGGCCACGTCGGCCACGAACGCACGCGACAGCGCCAGGGTGACCACGCCCACGATGACAGCCGCCGCCCCGATGCCCCCCACCATCGGCGGTCAACCTACTGCCAGGCGCGCGCAGAACCGGGCTACCGCGGCGGCCGCCAGCGCCGCGTCGGCCCGATGGTCGGCGGGCAGCTCGGCCGGCCTCACAGCGGCCACCACGCCGGCGAGCTGGGCGAACTGATGGGTGGCCCGCGGCGCCTGGTCGCTGGCGCCCACGTCCAGCAGCACGTGCGGCACACCCGACCAGCGGGCCTCGCACGACGCCGCCCACCCGGCCGACGAAACGATTAGGTCAGCGCCGACCAGCTGCAGGCTGTCCCGCCACCGGTCCACGGTGCGCAGCTCGGCGCCGGCCGGCAGGTACGGCCCCGCGCGCAGCTCGCACCAGCGGCGCATCGTCGTCGGTGAATGCGCCACCACCACCGGCCGGTCGTCGTGCACGCCCCAGCTCGCGCGCACCTCGCCTCGGGTCGGCAGCTGCCACCACCCCCAGGGGTGCAGCGGTTCGGCGTCCAGGTTCCAGTCACCGGCCTCGGGCGGGTGGTCCATCGCGAGGCGTACCACCGGCCGGCGCAGCGGGTCGGCCAGCGCCGGTTCCCACCAGGCCCGGTCGGCCACCAGCACGTCG